AAGTTGGACGTTTACTCCATCGACATTTCAGTATAATCCGTATTCAGTTCTTGTACTTTATGTTTATGACAATGCCGGAAATATAGGTGTAAGAAGTATTGGTGTTTATAGAACAGTTAGTTATACACAAACTCCATTACCCGCAGGATTCCCTATATCGTTCACTACAGTTTGTCCTCCAATTTTAAACCAAGGACCTGAACAATCTACGGTATCAATTGCTACGGGATATTATCAGTTCTCAATTATGAAATACTACAAGAATAATTCAACTGCTTGGAGTAATTCAACTAATGTAATGAGCCCTGAATACCTTTACAATATAGTACACGCTGGTGGAACTACTTGTGGAGCATCAAGTTTGTATATGAACTACAATTATTTAAAGAATAACGGTACTTGTTTTTGGAGTTCATTACCTTATAGCAATACAAATGGTTGTTCATCTAGTATAATAACAAACGCAATGAAAAGCCAAGCTAATAGAAACAAAATATCCTACACAGGTAGAGAAATGGTTTATGTGTTAGATAAAGGTGCTACTAAAATAGCATTGTATAATAAAAAACCACTTGTGATTGTTGCAAGAATGGAAAACACAGCCTATAATTCAGGAGCAGGATTTGTGTGGAGTGCTTCAGATGGTACAAGTTTAGGTTCAACCGCACTTACAATTGTTGGATTTGATGATAGCAAGAATGCTTATAAATGTGCTACAACTTGGGGAACTGGAAAATGTGATGGTGGGTTCTTATGGGTTGATTATGATCATATGACTAGGATTGCCGCACAAGCTTGGTATATGAATATCCTATGAGAAAATTTCTAAATAAACTAATGATAGCATTTTTTGAAACTATACAAATGTTTTAATCACGATATCCCTCACTTTGCGGTGGGGGATATTTTTTATTTTGACCAATATGAAAAACCTATTAACAATACTAGCCATACTCTTTACGATATCGTGTAGTAAAGATATAAACCAAGCTCCAACAATTAATCCACAACCTAAATTACAGGTGTGTGATATTCCATTTTTACCTGATACAGCAGGAATATTATCAAATACTCAGTATGATTTAGAAGTACAACCAGTAGATAACTCTCTTCCACCAATCGGACTAATTTATGTAGAGTATCGTTCAACCCGAATAGTATCACCTTATTGGAATGGTGGAGTTCCATTCACCACGAAGCAAGTAATATTTGATTCTACCACAATAAATTATTTACCTATGTTTGCTAATGTAATATATGGTAGATGGAGAGTCCGATTTACAACTGATAGTGCTTATATGGTTAGTTTTACCGGATATAAAGACACAGTGCATATAGTGTCTAATATGATACTTTCAGATGGAGCAACTACGGAAACAAATTTGTTATCGTATGCAAGTGGAGTAGCGTTCATAAATGGGTTATTTTACCCCACAGTAAATCACGGATTTGTATTTGCTAACATATTTCCAAACACAAGATATAAGAAACTAGATATAGGGTCAATATTAGTACATGAATCCGGTCACATGATTGGCTTATCACATCAAAGCGAATACGATGCTAATTGTGTTAAAATAAACGAATACCGATATGGTACTTTTATGGGCAATCCCTTTTATCCGAATCGAGGTAAGTGGTATGTTGGTCCATCAAATAGAGGTTGTTCTATAATTCAAGACGATACATTAAGTTTGACAACATCACTGGGTAAAATAAGATAATCAAAATATTATATAGTATTATGAGAAAAACATTTGACATACAAAATTAAACCCCACACCTATGAAACTAAAAACACTCTTATTAGCAATTGCTGTATTGATATCAATCCTATTCGCATGCACTACTAAACAAACCGAAGAAATTCAACAAGTCAATAGACCTGTTTTGGAAATATGTGATGTACCAATCTCAACTGATTCATCATATGGTAGAGGTATTTTGACTGCTGCTATTCCTGATGATGCTGAACTTTATCCACTAGTTGATTTAAATAGTGATTATTGGAATGGATTGGTATGGATTAAAATAACCCCAACAACTATAAACACTCCTTATTGGAATCAGGGTAGAACTTTCACTACGAAGCAGGTCATATACGATACAAATCTGATAAGAAAATTCATCTATCATTGTGATAGAGCATATTTTTATTGGCGTATAAAGTTCACTGCGGACTCTACTGAGTATGCTAATTACACTGGTAATAAAGTAATTATGCACGCTGTATCAAGTATAGTAAGTACAGCAGGAACAGGAGATAACTCATTATATCCAGGTGTAGGAGGTATTGCCTACGTTGGAAGTCTATTTTGGTCAGACCCTTTATTAGACGATGCCTTTGTATTCGCAGACCTATACTTCTATAACATAGATAAAATATCTACAATCATTCACGAAACCGGCCACACTATCGGACTTAGACACCAAAAGGTTTACGATACATTGTGTTCTCGGATATATGAATACCGGCCAGGTTGTTATATGGGTAATTCCTTGTTCCCAAATCGGGGAGGGTGGATTATTGGACTAAGTCAAACTTGTACAACAATCCAAGACGATACTCTATTACTCAATAACGCTTTAGGTAAAAGATATAGATAATTTATTTACTATAAAACTTCATTTACTTATAATATATTTTATGAGAAAAACTCAAAAAATAAGTAAAGTAAATGTGGACAGAATGTATCCATTTTTATGTACAAAATTTCAAATTTTTTTTAATTATAATACTAACAATTACGATAACGATACAAAAGAGTACATAGTCGATCAAGATCTGATTGATTATTCATATATGGCTAATAAAACTCCACCCACACTAATACCATTATTTCATAAAATACTTAAACCCTCACCACCCATAAAAAATCCATTTTTAAGATTCTTTAAAAGAATACGACTATATTTTAAATATGAAAAATTTTTTTTAAAAAACATAGATCCAAGTCTTATTAGAATAGGAGAACAAATGATTTTAAAAAAAGATAAGAGAAAATGGGTATTTAAAGAGATAATCGTAAAAAGAACGGAAAATGGGGTTGTGTCAATAAATAACCCTAATATTTTTTGGACTAATGAAGAGTTTAAATATTTAAGAGGTGAAAAAATAAAATCTAATGAATATATGAATTGTGAATTCAATAATTATAAACCGACTTCACTTTAATTAAATTTTTATATTCACCATATTTATACGTATGGCAGCAACTTATGGAATAGATTATCCGTTTAGAAATAGTAAGAAGGGTGATTTTTTAAGAATGACAGAAACACCCGAAAAAGAAGTTAGAGCGGATCTTATTCATCTTTTATTGACTAGAAAAGGAAGTAGATATTATCTACCCGATTTTGGTACAAGGTTATATGAATTTATTTTTGAACAGAATGATACTATAACCCATCAATTAATGGAAGATGAAATAAGAAATTCAATAAAAAAATATATCCCAAACTTAGATATAAATTCAATAACGATTAAATCACTTGAATTAGAACAAGATACAAGAGAACATGTCGTTGGAGAAGATAATGATGAGAGATTATATCGTTTAACTTCTACCGCAGCAAAACCATATACTGCGAGAGTTACGATTGATTATACAGTAAATAACGGAACATTTTCAACATCTGATTTTGTTATAATTAATATATAAAATGGCTAAAAAACTATCATACGCAACTCGAGATTTTGCAGGTTTACGTGAGGAGTTAGTCAATATGACTAAAGAATATTATCCGGACCTAATAAAGAATTTTAATGACGCGTCAATATATTCTGTTTTACTTGATTTAAACGCCGCTATAGGTGATAATTTACATTACCATATTGATAGAGTTTGGCAAGAAACTATGTTGGATTATGCTCAACAAAGACAATCATTGTTTTTTATTGCAAAAACTTATGGTATGAGATTACCAGGAAACAGACCTTCAGTTTCTTTATGTGATTTTTCTATAAATGTACCTGTAAGGGGTGATAAAGAAGATGAAAGATATGAGGGTATTATAAAAATTGGTGCACAAATTTCTGGTGGGGGTCAAATTTTTGAAACAATTAATGACATTGATTTTTCCTCCCCATTCAATGATAGAGGTGAACCAAACAGATTAAAAATACCAAATTTCGATGGTAATAATCAATTAATATCATATACAATAACAAAGAGAGAACCTGTTGTAAATGGTGTTACTAGAATTTACAGAAGAGTGATAACAGAAATTGATCAAAAACCATTTTTAAAATTATATTTACCTGAACAAAATGTTTTAGGTGTAACCGCTGTGATTCACAAAGAAGGTACAGGTTTTGGGTCAAATCCAACAAACGCTGAATTTGAAAATACTACAAATAAATGGTATGAAGTAAAATCATTAATACAAGATAAAGTTTTTATTCCCGACCCTACAAGTGTTTCAGACAGAGATAATTTTAGAGCCGGTAATTATATTCCTGTTGACAAAAAATTTGTCACTGAATTTACACCAGAAGGATATTTTTCTTTGACTTTTGGATCTGGAAATGTTGATCCTATGGAAAATTTAGATCAATATATGACAGGTAGTTTAAGGGTAAATTTATCGACTTATTTAAATAACATATCGTTAGGTATGATACCAAAAGTCGGAACAACATTATTTGTTAAATATAGAATTGGAGGAGGAAGAGATTCGAATTTAGGTGTAAATGTTATTACAAGTATTGATGATGTAGAATTTAATGTTAATGGTCCAAATTCATTAATTAACACACAGGTAATAAATTCTTTAAGAGTTACTAATGTCACACCAGCAATAGGTGGGGCGAATCAACCAACCGTAGATGAGATAAGAAATATGGTGGCATATAATTTTGCTGCCCAAAATAGGGCAGTTACATTAAATGACTACAAATCAATGATTGAAACTATGCCATCTATTTATGGTGCACCTGCGAAAGTGAATGTGATGGAAGAGGATAATAAGGTTAGAATTAAATTATTATCATATGATGACCAAGGTAATTTAACCGATATCGTTTCAGAAACACTTAAAAATAACATTTTAAATTACTTATCCGAATATAGAATGTTAAATGATTATTTGGATATTGTTAGTGGTGAGGTTATCGATTTAGGATTTGAAATTGATTTGATTATTGATAAGAATGGTGATCAAACTGACATTATATCAAATACAATTAATAACGTTATTTCATATTGTAATATAGATAAGAGAAAAATGGGTGATCCATTATTTTTGGGAGATTTGTTCAAAGAAATAGGAAACGAATCGGGAGTTATAAATGTTGTTGAGATCAGAGTTTATAGTTTAACTGGTGGACAATATTCACTATCTGAACCATCTCAAGCGTATAAAGATCCTGCAACTAAGGAAATATTACAATCTGATATGACGGTCTTTATGAAACCAAACCAAATATTCCAAATTAGATTTCCAAATAGAGATATTAAGGTAAGAACAAAAACTCTCACAACGACTACATATTAAAATCTATTTTCTTTATATTAATAGAAAATCATACTCTTTCTATTTATATAAGAAATATGCAAAAGCACAGAATTTATACTGATATTGGTAAGGATCAAAAAATTACAGTTGAGATTAAACAAGAATACGATATTCTTGAGATTTTATCATTGAAATTTACACAAGAAGATTTATATTCATCATTTTGTGGTGACTATGGTGTTGTAGTTGGAAGAATTACAGCAAACAATGGTTATGGTGTACCAAATGCTAGGGTTTCTATCTTTATTCCATTATCAGATAATGATGTTGATGATCCAGTAATTTCATCATTATATCCATATAAAAATATAAATGATAAAAATGATGAGAATTATAGATATAATCTATTGCCAGCTAGAAAACAACATGGAGGACATACACCAACAGGAACATTTTTTGATCAATTAGATATTACAACTAGAGAAGAAGTTTTAGAAGTATTTGATAAATACTACAAATATACAGTTAAAACAAATGCATCAGGTGATTTTATGATATGGGGAGTACCACTTGGTGATCAAACAATTCACGTTGATGTTGATTTATCAGATATAGGATGTTTTTCTCTTAGACCTGATGATTTTTTTAGATTAGGATATGGGGTAGATCAATTTGATACAACATATTCTTTTAAATCAAGTAGTGATTTAGATTCTTTACCACAAATAATTTCTTTTAGAAAAACTATAGAAGTATATCCATTTTGGGGTAATTTGGATATATGTGAAATAGGAATATCAAGAGTGGATTTTGATTTATCAGATGCTGGTGTTAATATTCAACCTGTTGCATATATTATAGGTGGAACATTTACCGAAGGTGGAAAACATACAATTAATAAAAATTGTAGACCAAGAAGGAAAATGGGTAGAAAATGTTCTCTCATAACACAAACAGGTCTCGTTGAGAAAATTAGATTTACTCCAAAAATTGATACCAACAATCGACCAATTTTAGAAGAAGTTTTACCGTATGAGGATATAGATGAGGACGGTTCATTCATTTTTCCTGTAGAAATGAATATGGATTATTTAATAACAAATGAATTTGGTGAGAATGAATATAGTAATGACCCAAATAAAGGTATTCCAACAAGTGGAATATATCGATTTAGGTTTTCACTTAAAAATGGTTCACTAGGAAAAAAGAGGACAGTTGGTAGTTATTTAGTCCCAAATATAAAAGAATATTTAAATGATAGCACAAAATCTTATGCTTGGTCTTTAAATTTTGAAGATTATCCACAAGATGCACAATCAGAAATTTTAAACAATATTAATGGTTTTTATTATCCTCAAGATTATTTTTATAGGTTTTCATATAACAAAGTTTACACGATATCATCATTTCAACAGGCAACTTTTAAAGATAATTTTTTACCAAGACCAAGTTTTCATTCAATAAAAGAAATTTTACCACCTGAAGAAGAAGATTGTTCTGATAGTGTTAATCCCTTTCCTATAAATTTTGGTTATAGAAATTGGACTTTTAATTTATTGATATCAGAAATTTTATTATTTGTAGAACACGTACTTAATATAGTAAAATTAGGATTTATGAATACCCTTATTAGGGTAATCATAACAGTCGGATGTGCGATAGATGTGCGTCCAATTAGAAAAGTTGCCGCATCATTTAAAAGATTTGGTTTTGATATGATGGAAAGTGGTCAAAAAAAATTATATCTATTAAGTTATCCTGATTGTGATGAATGTACTGGTGAAGATGAATTATCTAGTTATCCGAGCGATCAAATGGGTGAATCATCTGTACCGAAAGAATATTGTACAGTTGGTACATTAACAATTAAAAGAACATCATCTTCTACTAGTAATACATATACAAATGGAGTTAACGCAAATATTTCGGTTAGTTTTAGTTTATCAACTAATGGTGATTGTGTATCGTGCAGTGAAATCGGATTTATTCAAGCATCAGGATTTATTTGGGATGATTTTGTAACATATCAAACACAATATGTTTTATTATCTGATAGAGTTGATGGTCCTATTGTTTTAAGTGGAACATCATCATCATATATAAGTGGATCAATTGGAAGTGAAACATTTTATGATGCAGATGAAGTTATATCTGATAATTTAACATATAATTTTGACATATATTATTATTTTACTTCGACTGCACAAACAACACCTACAAGCTGTGCAGTAGTGACATCTGCTGCACCAATTACTACATTATTAGAAGAAGGTTGTAATATTTATGATACCCCATATAATGAAAACAATTGTTCATTATATGTTCTTACAACAGGAACGACTATGGATCCTGATACACCAGGATTTGGAGATTCCCCATACGGAGTATGGGGAGATGGTACTGGCAGTGCTTATGTTAGTGCCACAGCAAGGGCAGGTTGTCAAGATATTATTGGTACAGTTATATCTGATTTGGGATCATATTCATATTGTACGTCATCTAAAAAAGGAACGCCAGATATATTTTATTTTTCAAATAACTCAAGATCGTATCCATTACCAAAAGAATGGCAAGGAAATAGAATAAAACAAACAAAATCAGGAATGTCAGAATTTAGAGACGGTGTTTTTTATATCGTTCCTGGATCACAGACAAATCCAAGGTTAATGCAAATATTACGTGAATATCGTGTTCGTAAAAGAGTTACGAAATTATTTTGTGGTGGAATTGTTAATTATGTTTTTATGGATAATTGGTTATCCGGATCGTTTTATTTTTTTCCATTTAAAGCGAAAAAAGGAAAATATTGTTCAAATATTGTTAGATACATACAAAATCATGATACCTACTATTATAGGTCAACTTTATATGATAGTACTTCAAATAGTTGGGGATTACCTATGTCAATATTTTCAGGTACAAGTACTAACACAAAATTAAGAATAGGAAGACCAACTACTTTTGTTGACTTAGGTCCAAGAGATGAATTTATAAAAGAAATCTGTACTGATCCATCATTAGATGTAAATTGTTCGGTGTCAAGACCTATTGGACCAACATCTTTTCAAAATTTCGGAGAATTATTAGGGTTAGCAATAAATTATAAATTAGATACTTTTGATTGGCCGAATAAAAAATTTTTTAATATAAATACATTCTTTAAAAATAATGGTTTTTCTTTAGGTGGTGGATTTAAACAAAGTCTTAATGGTGATATTGTTCAATTAATATCAATAAATTCAGAAGTTGGTATAGAGGAATTTGATCTTCAAAATGGTAAATACTTAGGTTATAGTTATCAATTATTGGACCCAGAGTGTTATCCACAAGTGTTTAAATTAAATACAAGTGTTTGGGGTCCGACACCAATAACTCTTGATTATGACGAAGATGGTGTAAGGCAAAGATTATGTTTAAATCAAGGGGCACATATTGATTATAATGGTGATTTTGTAAATGGAAGATTAAGTGAATCGGCTCAACTTGTACCATTTTATTTATGGGATAAAAAAGGAACGGGATTTGGTCCATATAATGATGACACAAAAGATGACCAATCTTGGGATTATGGAAACATTGAGGTACAACCATTGCAAGGTATGACTTATGGTTATAACATTTCAGGAGTACCTAATGTGTATGCCGACAAATATTTATTACCCCCAATAACATATACATTTTCAGGTTTAACTATCTCAAGTGGTAATTTAACTAATGATTTACCTTTTGATGTTATTTCGGAAGTAGGAATAGATGATCACGCAAATTATAATAATCAATATCCAGGTTTCACTTACTTATTTGTAACCGCGGGATCACAATTAAATCCAACAAATGGTTTCCTATATGTAAGATATGGTGCGGCCGGCACAGATGGTGTTGTTGGATGGGAAAAAACTACTTGGGATGTCAATACGGATTTTGTTATAAAAAGGACTCAAGATTATTATAGTGGTAATAAACAAATCTTATCAACTCCATTTTTATTTTATTTTGGATTAAGACCTGGTAAAACTGGTTTAGATAGATTTATTGAAAGATTTGGTCCGACAGGGGCGTTTCAAAATGTAGATTAATGGAAAAGAAAAAAATTATTTTACCGACTTTAAAATTTGATGGTGCACCTGATGAAAATCTATCTGTTAATTTAAAACTTAATAATAATGAATCGTTATTAAGACAAGGTGATAGAGACGTTATTTTAAATATTGCCGATCAATTTAATCAAGAAAGAAATGATTGTAAAAATTATAGGATATATGGTAAAATAAAAATGGTCTTTAGAAATCTTTATTCTGGAACCACTTCATTTGGTCCATTAAAAAGAAATCTTCATTTAGTTGGGGATGGATCACAAAGAGTTAGTGGGACAACAAGTCTTTATGATGGCTATTTACCATATAATGAATTTGCTTTTTTAAGGAATGATGTTTTTAGGGAAAAAAACGAACCATTATCTGGATCAACACCAGGTTTATTTACACAAAATATTTCAATAGAATCAGGTTATACACAGTATCAAATAATAACATCAGCAGATGCTCCTTACTGGAATTGGAATGTCTTTTTAACATACGTTTATAGTGGGGATACAAATTTTCCTATGAAATATACATTGACTGGTGGAACATCAATTTCATTTAATTCAGGTGATGGTATACCATTTAGGGTTAGTGATAATGGAAAATATTATACATTCACGTCACCTGTTGAACATGGTATGAATTCCGGCAACTACATTGTGATAAGTGGAGGTTCATTTGACAATTCGGTTTCATTATCTAACAGAACTTTCAATATCGCATCTGTCGGAAACGAAATTTACAATTCTGAAAAATATGTTGTTAATGTTTTAAAATCGGAAGTTCCGAGTGGATCAACTTTTGGAAGTATTGTATTGGGTAAAAGATGTTTAGATATTTCAAGTGTAGGAGAATCAACATCTTTTTATTATGTTCAAAAACATAGAACACTAACAAGTGATCAAGGATATATTTTAGATAAATTAGGTTTTGAAAATCCGATATGGGAAGACGAAAAAAAATTATTATTTGAGAATAGTGAAAGAGAACAAGATTTTTTGGTACAGAAAAATAGAATGGAGAGTGTTTTATTTTCATTTAAAAATCCTTTCACACTTACGGGTATAACAAATAATTTTGGTTACACACCAACTGATGTTTACGTATCAATAATTTTTAGAAATAGAAATGGATATTTTGAATATCCACCAAAAGTTGGTTATAAATTTCATTTACACGACAGTTGGATAGATGATCATTTTAATGGAAATGCCACTTTAGAAACAGAATTAACATCTACTTCTTTTACTGTAAGTGGTATAACATTTAATAGTGGGAATACTATTCCAATCGATACGATTTTAACTGGTGCTTTCGTTGAATATAATAAATCAGAAATAAAAGAAAGGGTCATAAGTGAATCTTTTCATAAAATATCAAATAGACCAACTTATTTAGGTGTACCAGGTGTTTTTGATCACGATCAAAATAATCCATTTTATTATAGTGGAGCAGCCCAAACAAACTTAGTTGGTTTATTATATCAACCACATTACAGAGTTAAATTAAGGGAATTATCACCATATGTAGAAATACACGATACTAATAACATTTATAATTTACCTGAAAATGTTATTTATGATGAATACGAAAAAGTGTGGAAATGGAGAGATTTATATGATCACGGTTATATTGATCCTGATGGTTTTGGAACAAACTTTCCATTTTTAAATAATTGTCATTATGTACACTCTGATATAAATTTTTATATTAAAAATGAATTACTATATAAAAACAAGAGAGATGGTGTACGTAAGTTTAAAAACATAAATGAAGACAAAATTGATTGTTAATGGAAATTTTACGTAACGGTGAAAATAATAACATTCTACTAAATCAAGAATTACATTTTAGAACCGACGCAGGATGGCAAGAGAATTGTGAGGAATTAGAAAAAGAAACTCTAAAAGAAATTATCAACCCTATTGATAATTACGAAACAATACGATATATCCATAAAAATTATTTAATGCCGTCCAATACGTCATTTACACAAAACGACATATGGTTTTATTTTTATTTTTATAATATAACAGGACAAACATTTAATGATGGTTTAGATTATAATCATATTGGATTAACTTATAGTGAAAATGCTAGAATGTTAAAACAAACTACCGAAAGTTTTTTTAGGTTAGAATTTTATAAAACACCAAACGATGAACCACCAGATAAAATAAATAGAAAATTTGTTTTTGCAAGAACATTGGCACTACCATTAGGAGAAAAATATTTTTATGCACCAATAAATGATTACATATTTCTTCCTGTTTTTACCGGATCGAATTACAGAAATAAAGAAAATATGTATTTGTTTTGGTTTATTGATGATAGTGCAATAATAGAACCATATTTGACTGGTAACACTTTTTGGATGACTGCCAGATTTTTTAATTCAAAAGACGGTACAATATTAAATTTTATGAATTCACCTATGCCACCTAATAGTAATTTCAGAGAAGACAGAGATATGTATTATAAAGTGGTAATTGATAGGAGTGATTATTCATACACAGTTTATAGATATGACGGTACTCAAGGAACTAGAATTGGTGAAAGTGATGATCCGATAAAATTTTATGAATTAATAAATTAAATGAATAAAACGAAATATCAAATTTTGAGAACACAAACTGGAATAACCTACGCGGTTCCAGTTTTTTTAGAAACATCCGTCGATGAACTTGGTGTTATGGTTGGTTTTGATGGTGATATATCTCAAGTTTTTGAATTTTGTAATTTCACATATACACAGACAGGGAATACCGTACAATTATATAATAGTGTAAATATTGAGGGATTTAAACAAAATGTTAGGGCGGTATTCACAATTGAGTGGGGCGATGGTACAACAAGTGATTTCCCAATTCACACTGGCAATACATTATCAACAATACAAAAAACATATACCACAAATGGTAATTATACCATAACGATATCATTATTGTCACCTTGGACAGTTGAAGTTTTATCAAAAATAGTAACAATACCTAGATTTACATCTATACCTAATGATGTTGGTAATTTCAATGGGTTTACCATACCATATACCAATTTAATAGGATCTATAGATTATTTAAATAATTTGGATTATACTAACAATACAGGATATACAAATTTCACATATGCCGCAATTGGAGGAAGTAGAATCATAGAAAAAAAATTATATGGGGTAAATCAGTATAGTGGAGTTACTGTTGTTACCACATTAAATAATATATATTCAGGTTACACAATCGATGGTATCGAATATAGAGATTATTCTGATGGTTATACTATGATAATTGGGACAACGTCGGGATATACTAAGGAAGAAGTTTTTAATAATTTAATAACCAGAAATGAACATTTTATTGGTTTTATTGATGAGCCAACCATATATTCAGACATTTTTGTTGAGAGAGGTAAATTATCAGTTATGGAAAATAATTTTAGATTAAACGAAATAGACAATATAGGAGAATTAAGTATATATGGAAATGGATTTTATAAGATTCAAAATCAATAAAATTATATTTATAAGATATAAAAAATAAAAATATAAAATATGGCGGTAGGATCATACGGAATAGTTAGACCATCAGATATTTCACCGGAAGACGTTGAAATTTATTATCATTATGTGGCTAGTAGAAGATTTACAGAAACAGTTACCTTAAAAAGGTTATCATCTCAAGATGTATTAACTCCTGTATTTCACAATTCGGACACAACTGACGATACTGCTGCGGTAAATAATGAAATTTTAGGTGGTTTATATAATCTAAAATTAGATTCTTCCGATTTTTCTGAGTTAGGTATATATACTTTACATATACGACCAAGACAAATAAGAACGACAATTACAGATTGTGGAATTTTAGCTTCTTTACCTTCAGTTAGAGGGTTAGTTATAGATTTAAGTAATATAGAATCTACTGATAGAAATAAATTTACTCCACAAGGATTGGTTGGTTATAGAATTGAATATATAAATCAAACTAATAATAGGAAAATACCTAATTTTTATAGGATAGTTACATCATCTTTTTATTGTACACCTATCGCTTCAAATCTAACTAATACCACACAAAAGGCGATTAGATATCAGTATAGTGATCAACCTACTAATTTGATGTTTTTGACTGTAACACCGTCTTCTGCACCAACAAGTAAACCAAACACTGTTCCATTTATTGGACAACCCTCACAAAAAATTATTATAACAAATACATTTCTTAATCCAACTACTATTGAAATTGAAATGGTAGAACACGATGCATCTACAATAGCACACGCCTTGTATGGTAATCAAACCAAGGCAGTTGCACCAGGTATATATACAATATATGACAATAATAACAATATCTATAGACAATATAACTTGTATGAAGTTAAAGACGAATTTAATGAAACGTTATATGAAGTTAGGGAAAGAAAAACAGATATTGACCAAACATTAAATTTTGATAACATCACTAATATATAATGGCTAGATATATTGTACCAAGTAAGGCTGCAAGTGGTAAAGACACATTTAGTGATAATTTAGTTGGTAATCAAATTACCAATGGGACTAATGAATTAACTAATACAAATTTTGAACTTGATAGGGTTATACCTGAAAAAGACGTAAAGAATTTTAAAACAATACCTTTTTCTGAATTTTTAACTTTAGATACCATAAGTAAAGAAAAAGATGTTGTTACCACACAATCATCTTATGAATTAGAAAAAGAAATAAAATTTAATAGTGATAAAAATGATACAGGTAAATCCTTATTTGGATCTTTATCAAGTAGAATATTAGTTTCATTAAAAAGAATTATTACAAAGTTTCCTGCTGGTTTTCTTATTGAGAAAGAAAATTATGTCAACACAAACCCTAATACCGCTTTTAATATATCTTATGACCAAATTACTAATATAACCGATTTTACTTCTGAAGTTTCAAGGATTTTTAATCCTTTGGATGTTAAATTGATCAGACCAAAAAGTCAAGTTTTACCTGAATCTGAAAACCCAATAAAAGACTTCTATTCATCATATACAAAATATGCAATAGAAATCAGTGGTACAACATACGGAATTTTACAATATACAGAACCAAATAATTTTAATCAAGTTTCATTTAAAGTAGGTGGTAATCCATTTAGTGGTTTAACATCTTATTCTGAAAATATATTAGTAAGACCAAATAATTCTGTTGTTGAAACATTTTTTGGTGGACTAGATGAAATTGAAAAACAACTACTTGATAGAGAAACAGTACCAATTTATAACGCTAGTTTTTATGTTCCAAGAGATAGTTTTGATCAGACAACAAATAATATAATTAAAGTATATTATAATTGGCCGGTATCAAAAGACGGATGGAATATTCAAGTAACAGGTTCAAAGTATGATTTTTACGTTCAGAATTTAAGTAACATCGCAGATGAGATTGATGATTGGAAATCAAATTTAATTGTTAGATTTTTAACTGCACCACAATTATATGAATTTGATACTGATGATAAAAAGGCTGAATCTCTTTTTCAATTATATGGACAAAGTTTTGATAAAGTAAAAAAATATATTGATAACATAGCTTATATGAGAAATGTAAGTTATGATTCAATTAATAATTTACCTGATATTTTATTAAAAAATTTAGCAGAAAACTTAGGTTTTTCCACACTTAAACTATATGATGAAAAAAGTTTAAATGATATTTTATATACAAGACATAATACCAGATATGGTGATACGTCTATTGGAAAAAATATAATTGAGGCTGAGTATGAATTCTACAGAAGGTTATTAGTAAACTTGGCCTTTTTATATAAATCAAAAGGTACAAGATCTTCTATAATATTTTTCCTTAAATTTTTAGGAGCGCCCGAACCATTAATAAGAGTTGATGAACATATATATCGAGTAACGTCATTTCCAAGATCAAATGATTTAGAGACTGATATATTTCAAGCAATACGTGGTAGTAAAATACTAAGGAGTGCTGTATATGATCCGATTATAAGCGGATATACTATCGTTGAAACCACAGGGTCGACAACTTATACAAGAAGTGGTTATCCAGTAAAAGAAAACACTAACTTACCAAGAAGAGCATTTGATTCGGTAAGTGATATGTTTTTTGAGAAAGGTGCTGGTTGGTATCAATTAACTGCCGATCATAGATCAAGAGATATTTTAGATTTAGATAGATCAATATTAACAGGACGAACTAAAGTAATTAAAACAAAAAATAAACAATTTACATATGGTGAAGAATATTTTGATGTATTTAGAACATTACCTGGTTTGGATACTGGATTTGGTTTACAAAGTGAAATAGATAATATAAAAGGAACATTTGTTAGTGATGAATCACCATATATTTTAAATAGAAAAAATATAAGTGTTTACTTATCGGCAAGTAGGGCTATTGACTATGACATTTGGAAAAAATCAAGAGACTTATTATTGGTTTTTGGAACAAATACTTTGTATCCTCAAACAGGAACAACATTTGCACAATACCTATCAAATGTAATTCATAGTCAAATAAGAAATTCTCACTTTATTAGATATAAAAAGAATTATATCTCTCTTGAAGATGTATATTCTTCTTATATTTCTAATAGTGGTTATACGGCATACAATTTTATTGATTCTCACGAATTCATAAAAAAGATGAGTCCTTATTGGACCCAAGTAATTGATCAAATAGTTCCTGCAACAACACAATGGACTGGTGGAAATTTAATTGATAATAGTTTATGGCGTAGATCAAAATATCAATACAAAATTGGTTGTATCCCTAAAAAAATTACTGAGGAACTTTTTCCCGATTTTGAAGAAACACTTGCCGAAGATTTTGAAACAATGCTCGGAGATCATTCTCATTTAAGAGGATTGTTGGCTGTAAGTGGTATCACATATTATCCTGTTATAGAGATTGATGGTGTGGCATATTCTGGTGCGGAATATAAAGTAGAAATTTCGGGTACAACAAATACAACAACATCGGCAAAATTATTTGATATTTTCCCACAATCAGGTTGTACCTCAATACCAGAAAATAATGATGATTACTTACCATTAATTTGTGATTATAAGTTATATTTAAATCCTGATTTAACAAAAATAAATGAATTATGGGTTGATGCCGTTATTGGTATTATAGATAATTTAATTAACGTACCTAATAAATTAATTGATTATACTTTTTCAACAGATAGTAATGGTAATCCAATTTTAAATATCAACGCCATTAAATACAGTGCCAATGACTGTTCTGTAAATAGATACATTGATTATAGATTTGATACTGAATACAGACCAATTAAATCAGGTTGTACCGAAACAGATGTTTTTACGTATTGTGATGTGTATGCAAATGGAACACAAAATTGTAATTTGGTTTCAGATGTATATATTGAACTAAGTGGTATAACGGGTGTTCAAAATGGAGGTACAGGTTGGCCTGTTTATGTATATTCAGATTGTGATCAATCTCAATTAAATCAAAACATAACTTTAAGTTCTGGCAGAACAATAGCATTTATTGATGAACCGATATGTAAATTATTTATATCTAATGTAAAAGAAAATGATGATATAAATTTAAACATAATAGATGCCGCAAACTGTGAAAATGTAATCCATATTAAAGGATTATATCCCGCTTGTATTAACAATAATACAACAACGGGTTATACAATAGAACCTTTAGTTGAATACACAAACACATATAACTATGGATTAAAAGGAGATACTATCGTATGGGTATTCACAGAATTCGTAAATCAAACGGCACTAACAAATAGTAATAATTTAACAGGATATATTAATAGCGGTAAAATAATTAAAAAACAAGTAAAAGATTTAGTATCAGGTGATTTCTTATTAACAAGTGTATATCTACCACCAAGTGGATTTACTAATGGTAATATTCAAAGCGCATTAACATCAGGATTTAAATTTAGTTTTAATTACGTAACTTCTACAGTTTCAGACATTAAATGTTTAGGTTCGGTTAAAAAACATAGGATTACCGGTGAAACACAAAATGGTGATATAACTGTATTTGAAGTTTTACCTACAACACAATTACGAGTTTATACAAATAAAAGAATAACATCAGGGGTAACTCAAGGTTTTATAATATCTTCTTATTATAATGTTATTACAAGTGGAATTAGTACAACAAATGTTAGTGTTACTTGTAAACCTGGTCAGATAACACAAGTACCATATTATTTTACTGATAGATATCCTGAAGAATTACAAGTAAGAACAGACGCCATACCTAATCCTTGTTGTTCGTATAAAATTGGTGCTACAGACAATAGTGGCGATTACTTAATTAATGTTGATGGAGAACCGATAGAAGTATTGGCAGTAGATTTAAATTATTGTGAATCAAATTTATTTTATAATATAAGTTTAAGTGGACTTTCATCTCCATATCCATTTGATCTAAAAACATTTGATGGTAATAATGATTACCAAATAATGTTAAAACATTTGTATGAACATCATACAAATTCATTTGGATTTGACTTACAAACATTCTATACAGACATTAATTGTCCTACACCACCTACAGTAAATCAAATTAAACGACCAACCTATCTAACAGATTGTAATAATACACCAATAGATTGTTGTGATATTATACAACCAGTGATGATTGGTGATATATCATACGTAGGTCCGGGACCTTAAAAAAATAATTTTTATATAAAAAAAGAGATATATATAATTAACAAAAAATGTCACAAATAATTAATATAAGATTAACAGCGATTGGTGGGACCACAGGTCCATTTGACATTTATACTGATTTAGATCTTGTTAACCCTATATATACCGGAATAACTAAAACCGATTTATTATCAGGAATCACAATTACTGTTCCAGATGGTATAACATATGTAAAAATAGTTTCAACTGGAATATGTGGTACGGAATTAATACTAAATTTATTAACACCAACACCAAGTCCGTCCCCAACAAACACTCCAACTTTAACACCAACACCGACATCGTCTCCAACCCCGACACCCACACCTTCACCAACTTCGACTTCTACACCCACACCTTCACCATCAAGAACGCAAGTTCCTACGGCAACATTGAGACCAACTCAAACACCAACTGTAACACCTACACCATCACCAACTATCTTAAATACACCAACTGTAACACCAACACCAAGCCCAACTCAATTTCAGATTTCAACACCAACACCAACTCCAACATCTGCAGTTGTTAGTACATCAACACCAACACCAAGCCCAACTCAACTTCAGATTTTAACACCAACACCTACACCAACTTTTACCTCACCAATTATTGCAACATCGACACCAACACCTACACCATCACCTACACAATTAAATGCAATAACTTTAACACCAACACCAACTATAAGTTTATCTCAACCAACACCAACGATTACACCGACATCGACAAGATTTCCTTTAACACCGACACCAACACCTACTTCAACACCGGCACCAACAGGACCTACACCAACACTAACTAATCCACCTTTACCAACTTGTGCACCTCTTTATAATACTTTTAATGGAGATATATATTTTTATGATGTTCTAAATAAAATATCAACACTTTTAGTTTATTCACCTAAAATCGAATCCCACGATATTGCACATACATCTAATAAACTTTGGATATACGATGATTTTAGTTTATATGAATACGATTTAGTAACATCAATATTTAATGCCACATTAAATAGAGTAATTTCGTTACCGTTAGGATTTTTACCATCAAAAGGGTTATTCGCTATAGATAATAATACTTTAATTATGGGTGATCAACTTGATGACCCAACTAAAATAGTTGAAGTAAATGTATCCACAAATACACCAACTGTAACTTTTAAATTTAATTTACCCACAGGTAGAATAGTTAATGGTGATTTTTTACTAACAACTAACAATAAATTCATTATATCAACCCAAGACTTAGATAATGGTGCATTTATATCTCAATATGATTATACAACGGGTACACTAGAATATGATTTAAATGTAACAAATCAGATACCGTATCCTTGGGGTATGTTCATTTATAATTCAATATTATATATTTCAACAGGAAATTTAGGTGACATATATCAAATGGACTTAAATTCTCCATTTAATATAACGTATTATGACAGAACTAATAGAGGATGGTTTGGGGCTTCTCAAACAAGAAATTGTTTAAACAGAGGATTAGAAGAAACTCCAACTCCAACACCCACACAAACTCCAACTCCAACACCTTCTTCAACACCAGTACCAACACCAAGTCCGACATTAACACCTTTACCAACACCAACAAGTTTTATTGAAAATTGTGATCCATTATATAATACAACATCAGGTAACGTTTATATTTATAATGTTGCCGGAAAGTATTCAACTTTAGTTAATGTTCCACAAGTTATAAATTCATATGATATTGCACATACTAGAAATAAACTATGGGTTTATGATACAAGTAATTTTATTGAATACAATATAACATTAAATCCTTGGACTGCATCAATAAATAGGATATTTCCTTGGCCGAATAATTTTGTACCTGCTAAAGGTTTAAAAGCTATATCAGACACTATTTTAATTGTTGGTGAAAAATCTACTAATCCAATTAAGATATATGAATTAAATGTATTTAATGTACCTATAAACGTATTCCCTAAATTTGATTTAATTGTTAATAGGGAAATTTATGGTGATTTTACTTTAACAACAAGTAGAAAATTTATAGTATTAACAAAAGAAACAGTAGCACCTTTTAGATCGTTTATTTCTCAATACGATTATAATTTATCAAATAATAATTTAGAATGGGATGTTGATATTACATCATCTATACCCAATCCATCCGCATTATTTATTGACAACAATAAAATTTTTGTTGTTAACAATACTGGTTCTATAGCTGACATATATAATTTGGGCAGTATGGCACCACCATTTAATATAACATTCTATGATAATGAATACAGAGAATGGCAAGGAGGATCTCAATTATTAGACTGCGCACTTATACCAACACCAACACCAACTGTTACACCGACAGTAGTTGGACAATCACCAACTCCAACACCTACCCCAACTTTATTTGCTTCGCCAACACCAACACCAACTGTTACACCAACTTGTATCATTAATACTACTTTATATGATTGTGTAAATTGTACTCCTGTTGGTTTACCTTATTTAACAGGTACTACAATCGGATTTATAAATGGTGTACGAATTATTACTGGTTTTACTGAAACAACTTATAATAATTTAACAATAACATCAACATATGTTGGTCCGGAAATTAATAGTCAAAATTCAACATATGAACTGGCGGGATCAATAAATTGCACAGGTAAGGCATTACCAAATAAGTATATTTGGTTAGGTTATTTTTCAGGTGGTTTTGATTATACAATAACATTTAATAAACAATTAAACAACGTAAAATTTTTAACCTTTGGTGGTGGTAAACAAGGAGAACCATATTTTGAGAATTATAAATTCAATACGAATTCGGGAGTACCTACATTAAATTTTTGTGGTGATAATTGTGGATCGGTGATTGTAAATAACGATTACTACACTGAATATGCACCTATTTCAGGTGGAGGGGCTTTGATACAAGTAACATCGGTATCATCATATAGTGCAATAACAATTAGTGGTGACGGAAATTATGCTCAACCAGTTGGTACTTTAGATGGGACAATATTTGCATTATGTATTGATGATATAGATTGTTATCCAGCGCCAGATTCTCCTTGTTTATCTGATTGTATTTCAACTGAAGGTACACCAACGTTCAGTGGTTTGCCATTAAATAATCAATCATTACAATACAATAATTTTACAATTACAGGGCAATCAAGTGGGGACGTTAGTAGTTTTTATTTCACAACATTAAACAACCAACATTATTATTTTTGCAGTACAACTGAAAATATTATAATTCCAAATGACATAACAACAATTGTTGTTGGATCGGTTGGACCTGTTAGTGGATCACCATTTACATATAAAATGATTTTTGATCGGCCCGTAAACAATATTGGTTTATACTTTTTAGGAATGGGTGCCATCAATGAAAATTATGGTATTGAAGAGGAGATAAATGTACAAGTAAATCAAGGATGTATATCATTAACATTAGATGAAAGATCTTGTAATATAAGAATAAGTGGAGATACAATTTATGGAAAAGCATTACAATTTTTTAATACTTCATTTTCAATAGGCGATGGTTTAATTTCAGTAAATTCAACACTTGATTATACTGAAATAACATTAACAGGACCAGGAGGTCTTTATGGAACAATTATTGGTATATGTGATAATTTATGTAATCCTCCAGTTACCTCTCCTTGTTTTTCAACTTGTGAATCGTTTAGTGGTTTACCTCAACCAAATCTTTGGACATATTATAAAAACTTTTATGCTCAGGGAAATGCAAGTGGTGATTGGGGATATACCACGACTAGTTCACAATATCTATGTAATAATCCGCAATCTTACCTTATACCTGGAGGTGTAACAACAATAATACTTGGTGAAAATAATTTACCATTTACATATGAAATAATATTTGATAGACCGGTAAATAATGTAATGTTGTATCTTTTAGATATGGGGACAAGTGTGAACCCATATATAAATGTTGAAGAAGTTTTATCAATAACAACAAATTCAGGTATTGTTACTTTAGAATTAGATGATAAATCTTGTAACACAAGAATAATG